GCTCCTTTCACGTCATTTAAGACGTGGGTTGCAGAGCACTCAATAGATTGCTCTGCAGAGCGGTTTCCCACCGCTCCCATACTACCCTACATCCATAAAGTAGGGAGTCAGCAGGCAGGTAATCCCAATTGGGAGTACACCTGCGCTTCGACCGATATATAACACGGCTTTGCCTCACCGTGATAATACCGGATTGCACCTCGCCTTTTAAGAAAGCTATTAATAACCCACTAGGGTTATAAAGAAGCCTCTTATGTCCTCTCGGTACTTTAACTATACCGTCTCCTATCCTGATCTGCTTAGGAACAGGCCTATACACTCTATATAAGAATGATAGGTTATGATCATAAGTTACTTTAGGTATGAGAAGTGAAGGAACCCTGATACCAGAATCTCTATTTTCATCAAAGGGAACTAGGAAGGATCGCTCCTTCTCAGTCAATCCTGAGAGCAAATAATAGATACCGTTTGGCAACGGTAAACCGGTAACAGCGCTCCAATCATTTAAGAGGTTTATGGCGACGTAAATATCTTGTACAGAGTTAAGCTTACGAAGGTAAACTCCTCTGACAGGCTGACCGTAAAACCAGTCAGCCCCACAAGATTCACGGAAGTGTCCCTCATTAAAGGACTTCGAGTTGTTCAATTGAAAACCCAGGATGCCCAGGAGACGAACCACCGAACGATAAGCAAGCTTATCAACGATGAGATCATCACCAAAGCACCCCCAGTTTTTAAGACCCTTATCATCCACATCAATATTGGTATGGCGATAAGCAGCTCGAATAAGACAGCTGAATATGAAAGTCTGCAAGGGAAATGTAAAACCATTCCCCATTGTAGAGACCATATCCAGACGCACAGATTCACCATCCAAAACTGTATGAGGAGACCGAATCTCACACAAGGTTTCAAAAAACCAGGTGGGAAAGATCTCTTTACATAAAGCAAGGGATATAGAATCAGAGGCAGAAGATAAGTCAATCGTTGAAAATTGGCCATCAATACTACCTCTTCGTGCAAGTTGCTGATTGATCACAGGTTGAGTTGAGAGATCGAGATTAAACGATTTTCTCAACCGTTCCTCAATCAAATTACCTAAACCAAGCTGAAAAAACATATTCAGCGAAGGTTCGGTACAAATCATGCGACTAATGTCTTCACTCTTCGGAACGAAGCTACTTCTGCTACTATTTACATACGAAGGGGCACCGTGGTGGAGGTAGCGGATAATTTCCGCATTACTCCATTCAGGGTACATCCTAACGTATGCACTGTACAACTTGTACAGAACATCTGATGTAGCGGTCAATTTTGAGCTAAATAGCTTAGCATACATGCTTTGCCCATTAGCCCCTAATGAAGACCCAGGCCCAGTCCGACCAGCTTCTAGTATATACCAGAAGCTATCAAACAATAGCCTGCCGTTTGGATGAAGAAAATGATCAACTTCTTTAAGAAAATTTCCATAAAGTTGACGATCAGATTCCCATTCCAAAACAAGACTCCAGTCCTGACATTTTTTATTGAATGAAAGGAACTTCTCTTTAGCTGCTAGATCGGCTTTCTCTGTGTTTGAATAGACCCACTTTTTTAAAAGTGAACTAAGCAAAGCAGAGCTAGCAATGGTTGCAGTAGAAGCATCTGGTGCCAAATTCGCGGCCCCTATTGAAGGACATGGCGAATAATGACATAAATCAGAGGAAATAGCATTGTAAAGAATAACAGGACTAAGGCCCATGATATAACTCCACAGTCTGAACCTCTATCTTAGGGTTGGTTACTCTCTTTCGAAAGTACATAACCCAAGCGTACCAAGACTTACGTCACAGAGGGCCAGGACACCTTCAATGAGTAAAAGAACATCTCGAATCGAGAGTCTTGAATCAAAGGAGAAATCCTGACCATCCTCTGGGACCACATCGCCAAGGATTATACGACGAGACCCGTACCAACACTCAACCTCACGAAGAGAATTGAGTTTTAGTCCGAATACTCGTCCAAAGGGCCCTGCAAAAGGCCCCTTGACAATATGGCCGACGAAGTAAACATCACACATTATCGGACAAAACGGGGTTCGTGCTTTGATTGAATCGTGATTCATAAAAATCAACTTTTCCTTCGAGGCATTAACCCCGCTTACGAAAGATAATAATGAGCTGAGTCTTCATCCAAGTGGTACAAAGACGCCAGTTAAATCTCATAAAAGCCAAACCTTCTAGCGAATGCTAGATGACTCCGCTAATAAGAGTATCTCCTAGACCGGCTGAAACCTGATTAAAGGCTCCAACCATCAAGGACATGGCAGCACGGATATTGGCAGCATCCGCAACGTCGGCCCCAGCAGGCACATCGATCGTTGTCTTCGCAAGAAGAACAACGGGACTTTGACCTGCAAGAGGGGTTACGCCTTTGCGAACGATGACACTAAACGTGTTTCGAGGAACAGAACGTAGAGCACCAGTCACGGGATCGACCGGGCCCAACGACTTAAAGGTCGCAGGACGCTGAAGAGTAACCGTGAAAGGCCGAGAAACCGACGAACTCGTGTCGACACCAGTCTGCGTACCGCCTAAAGCGGTAACTGCATACTGTTTGCCTGACGAGGTCGGAGGAGTATCGGCACTGATCGTATACGTAGGCGTAGTAAGACCAGTTTGGGCACCACCTGTTATGGGTGTAGTTAACGTAAGAGACATTTATGACTCCATGAAAGTGGATAAGTCTTCAAACAAAGACATCACCACAGAGGAAGTAAAGGTTTTGACCTCGACGCCAATAAGGCTGATATGTTCTCCCAAGGTTTGATACTAAAGGGCAAAGAAATTTGCAGATTAGGAACCAAATCAGAAGGAAGAAAATTTCGCCTACTAAACGTCTTAGCTTCAACCTTTAAGCTAGTCGACTCAAATGCAAACGAGACGAGATAACGAGGGTCAATATTGTCATAGGTCTTAACGTAATCTTGGATAAGAATACGTTGATCCCTAGAGGACATATTTACCCACCTTAACGCGGCACTCGGAAATGCATATGCATTGATTATATCACCAACATTGATGAAATAATCAACTATAAACGAGTACGGCAAGAGGTCCCAAGCAGTGGGGATGAAATCTCGAGGCGCGAGCCTGAGCTCATCCTGAACACTGGGAGGGCCCCCTTGGTAGTACGAGTTTACCACACCTTTAAAACGGACCGAGAATTCCCCAGTTACTAGGGTTTTCGCATAAAATCCGCCACTGGATATTCCTGAGGAGTCAATGACACCCCAGACATCGTGTTGAAATTTCTCTTTCGCGAAGGATTCAATAGAATTGTAAGGTAACCTAATATGGGTTAACCCAGCAATCCCATCTGCAATATCGTGAATAAGAGGATTCCAACCGAACGTCCACTCAAGGTATGTATCCGATAAAGCCTTCTTGAGATCGTGTGCCTTTTTATACTTATTCTTCAGCTTCTTGGCTGAAGAAAAATAAGAAAGCACATGCTGCTTCAAAGACTTCATAGGATGTAGGATCGACTCAATTGTTTGTTTGATTTCGCCTAGATCTTGGCCCGACTCAAAGGAGGAGAGTTCAGATCTAGCCTTGTCAAGAAATTGAGTGATAGCACGACTGGTAACTCTGGATACAACATCAAGAGGAGCACCCGCTACTGGAAGGGAAGGTAACACATTACCTGGGTTACCGACCCTAAAGTAGTAGAAATCGTTAAAACCAGTGTTATAATGAATCGCCGAATCAATGAAAGGAACAGAATGAAAAATGAGCTCGGTGCCATCCGCATTCGTGGACGCACCTAACACATTCTTAACCTGATTCCGCCATTGAGGGTTCTGGGTCCCAACGAACTGATCAACCCAATTATATTGGTAATGGTCGGTTTGAGAAGGCCCAGACCCATTAGCTAGGTTTTGTAAAAACAAAGCCATCGCTAAAGATCGGGGATACTGTCTAACATCTGGCATAACGAAAACTCCTTGATGGAAGTACTTATACACCGCCATGAAGTGCAACTTCATAGTTATGATGTACAAAGAGAGAGCCTAAAGGCTTATGACCCAAGGCAACCCAAGCTTAACATTAAAGCTTAGCGAGGGCCCCCGAAAG